TAGGAGAAGTTGAAAGCAAGGATCAAGTAAGAGAATTAAAAAATGAAAGAATTAGAGATACTGACGGAGAGTGTTATATTCGTATAGAAGAAAGAGAGGAATAAATAATGGTAGAAACACTTTTAACAATTAAACAAGCACTAAGTTATTGTGAGGTGATTATAAATGATTCTAAACGCTAATGCGATGCTATGTCTAGTATTATTAATTGCAATAATTATTTATTTATCTATTATTTAGGAGGAATGAAAAAAATGAGTTTAATGAAAGCATTAAAACAATTTAGAAGATATAAAGGTAGAATTAAATTCTATTCAAAAGACGGTATTTTAATGTATGAAAATACATTAGAGAATACGTTATTCTCAATATTCTATGATAATTTTTGGTACACTTTAGTTATAGAGTATAATGTTGAATATGGATGGATAAAATTAGATTGTAAGAAAGTAGGATAAAATTATGATATTATGGAATGAATTAGAAAAAATTTTTGAAGACAGTATTAAACGTGAACAAAGTTTAGAAGTACAATTGGTATTTAATGGATATAAAATAACTTCATTTTTAGAATACAATAACTTTATATATACTATATCATTAGATATGTTAGAATTAGAACCAACTAAATATGATATTGTAGATAAAACAATAGAAAATGAACAAGTAAAATCGCCAATACGATATATACAAGTAAACATAAAAGGATAGTTAAAACTATCCTTTTTATTTACTCAATTCATTTACTCTTTTTCTAATTTGTTGATACGTAGCATCATCACAACCAATCATTTTCTTTCTAGTCTCATGACCATTTCCATATTTACCATTTAAAACATCCCTGGCGATCGCTTCAATATCCCATGTTTTATTAGTATTAGTATTAGTATTAGTATTAGTATTGCTAGAATAATCAAGCCACTTACTATATCCATGTTTGGCCCATTTTCTAGCCTTTAAATTAGTAATTTGAATACCATTTTCCCATTTTGGGCTACACTCACATACCTTTCCATTACCAACATAGACTCCAATATGCCCATTCATCCATACAAACTCCCCTCTACTAATATTATTAAAATTACTAGATTGATTATAACAATAATTAGACATAATCGTGTTTGCGTTAACATCTGGATAAATATTACCATATTTTCCATTATAGGGATAACCCCACAAAGTGCCTTTAATTAGTCCGCTGCAATCGCACTCCAAATAATTCCCGTTTTTACCTTTACGGTAACTATTCATAAATTTACCTAATTTGTAAATTGTAGGTAATTTCTCATACGCTAAAATTTTAGCGATAAAATCATCAACATTCATAATATATTCTCCTTTCTATATGCTATAATTATATACGCATAATAGACACTTTACAATAGTTGTCTAATATGTTAGAATATATATACGAGGTGATTTTATGGCTTTAAATAAAGGACTTAAAAAATACGTTGACGAGTTAAGAGAAAAAAGGATAAAAGAACAAGATAAAAAAATCATGGGTTTACGTCGACTTAAATACGACGAACAAACAAGAAACGAACTAATTGACAACGCTAAATATCTATCAAAAATCATTAATAGAAGATATAGAGAACTAGAAAAAGCGGGAATAGAAAATAAATCATACGCGTATAAAAGAACACAAAGTGAAACGGGGTTAAATCGTTATACAACAAGTAAAAGACAACTAGAAAAATTAACAAGTGAAGAACTTTATGATTTAAACGTTGATTTATATTCAAAATATGCATCATCTACAACTAGCGTAAGCTACGTGGAACAAACAATTCAAACGGGGTTGGAGAAAGCTGTAGAAACGTTACAAACAAGATTAAAATACTCCGCTCCAAACGTTGCAAAAAGTTTAAATGTTGACGATTTTCGAACTTTTCTAGCTCTTGGTGGAGGTCAGTTTTTAAATGAAGCAAAAGATAAAGGGTATGGTTCAACTAATTTGATTGAAGACTGGGAAAGTGCACGATTGAGTGGTGTAAGTGATAAAGAGTTTATTCGTGAATGGAAACGCTTCACGCATGAGTTTGATAAGGATAAATTTAGACGAAATATTCAAGCTTTAAAATCAAGAAAAAATAAGGATTGATAACAATGATAGGATGTTTAGTTAATTATAATAGCAGCAAAGCTATTGTCAAAGCCTACAATCAAGAAGATTTTCCATATTATAGAATTAAAAAATCAAATCCTTTAATACAACCAACTAAACGATATTTAGAGCACTTAATGACATTTGATATTGAAACATCAACAATAGAAAAAACTGATGCGTCTTTTGAAGGTTATATGTATCATTGGCAAGTATGTATTGATGGTTATGTGTGCTTCGGTAGGACTTGGAAAGAATTTCTAACTTTTTTAAGAAAAATGAATAGAGCATTGAAGAATTATAATGAACAACATAAATTAGTATGTTTTATTCATAACTTTTCTTATGAATTCCAATTTTTATATTCATGGATTAAGTTTACGGATGTATTTGCAATAGATAAAAGAAAACCTTTAAAAGCAATATCAAAAGACTTTAATATCGAATTTAGATGTTCTTATCTATTATCAAATATGAATTTGAAAAAGTTTATAGAGAATACCCCCAATGCACACTATTTTAAAGGTGTTGGAGATTTAGACTATAATAAAGTGTATACACCTAAAACTAAATTGACTATGAGCGAATTAGGTTATTGCTATAATGATGTAATGGGCTTATATGAAGCCATTGTTTTTTTATTAAAAGATGATACTCTTACAACCATTCCATTAACTTCAACGGGTTATGTACGTAGAGAGTGTCGAAACAATATGAGAAAAAATAAAAAGAATAGAAAGCAATTTTTAGATTTAAAATTAGATGATAAACTTTATCAACTATGCAAGGATGCATTTAGAGGTGGTAACACGGCTTCAAATCGCTATAAAACAAATTTTATCAACTATGACGTGTCGTCTTATGATATGTCTAGCGCATACCCGTATGCTATGATAAGTGGTCTATATCCAATCACACCATTCCAAGAAGAAACAATAACATCACTTGATATGTTAGATGACTATAATAATCGTTATTGCACACTAGCATATTATTCATTTGAAAATGTTAAATTAAAAAAAGGTATTCCTTTTCCTTATATTCCCTATTCAAAGTGTATAGAATTTATTGCTCCATCATATAAAGGTAAATTTAAGGGCAAGGAATATTGTTACAATGGTCGTGTTTTAGAGGCTGATTTTATTAAAATAGCCATGACAAATTATGACTATCAAATATTCATACGTCAATATGAGTACGACGAGGAAAATGTACGTGTAGAAGATTTCTACTATTCTCATAAAGGTTTTCTACCAAAAGAATTAACTGATACAGTAATAGAATTTTTCACTTTGAAATCGCAACTAAAAGGAATTGAAGAAAAAACATATGAGTACATGAAAAGTAAAAATAAATTAAATTCACTTTATGGTATGATTGTAACGGATATTATACGTCAAGAAAATTTATTTAACGATCAATGGGAAAAAGGAGAAAACTCTACTTTAGAAGAATATTATAGCAAAAGAAACAACTTTCTAACGTATCAATGGGGATTATTTGTCACGGCTATTTGTAGAACAAATTTACAAAAAGCTATTGATAAAATAGGTCTAGATTGTGTCTATATTGATACGGATAGTGTAAAATATTGCGGTTCTCATGATGATGTTTTTGAACAAATAAATCAAGAAATGATTGAATGGTGCTCTCATAATGATATAATTAATTATGTCAAAGTGGGTAATCATAAATATTTTCTAGGTTTATATGATAAAGAAAAAGGATATGATGAGTTCGTCACATTAGGTGCGAAAAAATACGCATTTAATCAAAATGGAAAAATAGGCATTACAGTTGCGGGGCTTAATAAGAAAAGTGGTGCTAAAGAATTAGAAGAAAAAGGCGGATTGTTGAATTTTAAAATAGGAACTGAATTCATTGATAGTGGAAGAAAAACAGTATACTATAATGACGATAAAAAACATTTTTTGACAGTTCAAGGTTGTCAAATCGAAAATGCTTCTAATATCGCTTTAGTAGATACTACCTATACGCTAGGTATGACTGATGTAATGTTATCAATTTTAAATGGTTTAGAAAGTGAGGCTTAATATATGGAAGAATTAGTAAATTTATTTGTGAACAACGGGGTTGCGGTCGCATGTCTTATTTACTTCATGTGGTATAACAACACAACTTTAAAAGAATTTAGCAATAAATTTGAAGAATTAAATAAGACTTTATTAAAATTATTAGAAAATTCAAGAAAAGATATTGACGAATAAGTTCTAAAATGTTAGAATTAATTATAGTTAAAGGAGAATAAATATGACTAGAGAATATCAAAAAGAATTACCTACTTTGACAATTAAAAGTATCATGGAAGCTTTAGGATGTTGTAAGGCAACTGCTTATAATAAATTAAATCGAAAAAATTTCACGTTAGAAGATTTTTTAAAGATACATAAATATTATAAGTGGTATACATTCAATGAGGTTATTATGATGATTGAAGAAGCGTATGAGAGACCTTAAAATAGGTTCTTTCTTAAACTAACCTATCTCACAAATTACAACTGAATAAAAAACACAACATTAAAGAAATAACAGTATTATGTATTTGTATCAAAGTAATTCGACGTCACACCACCAAAATGAGATAGGCGGTCACAAGTCCGCACAAATAGTGAGTGAGAAAGAAAATAAAGAGGTAAGAAAAAAATGAAAAAACAAGTAACAATTAAAGTAGTAGACAGTAACGCATCACCATTAAAAGCAATGGCTATCGCAAAGGCGAATGGATCAATTGGATGTAAAAATTTTGTTGATAACGTATTCAAAATTAAAGAATATGTTTTTACAAAATCAACAATCACTACAATTGAAACCGGAGAAGTAGAAGAAATGGATTGTATTAGTTTCTTAACTGACCAAGGAGAAATTTTAGGAACAAACTCAAAAACTGTAATGAATTCATTTAGAGAATTATTAGACTTATGTAATGATAATGCAATCGACTTCACTACAGTTGACGTAGTTATCACTAGCGGTACATCAAAAAGCGGAAATACTTTCTATTCATTAGAAGTAAAAATTTAAAAACATGAATAAAGAAAAAAGTCTTTATTTCAATGCTTGGGAAATAGTCAAAAATACGGACTATTTCCTTTATTTGTTTATAGGAGGTCGAGGAATCGGCAAATCCTATTCAATCCAAAAAGGTTTAATTACTGATAATGATAGAAAGTTTATTTATTTACGTACAAGCGAAAATGAGATGGAAATGTCTTTGACGAGAGAGTCAAACACATTTAAAGCGATCAATAGAGATTGTGGTACTAATATAGAAATTACCAAAGAGAAAAAAGTGTATTTAATTGAAGAAGTTGAATTAAAAGATGATGAACGAATAGTTAAACGTTCATATGGAATTGCAGGTGCTTTGTCAACATTTGCCAAATATCGTGGTACTGATTTTGATGATTATGATTATATATTTTATGACGAGTTCATCTCTAAATCTCCTATTAAAACGGCTATTGATAAGAAACAAGCCACATTGTTCTTTGATATGATTGAAACAGTTAATAGAAATAGAGAAGTAACGGGAAGAAAACCCGTAAAAATAATTTTGTGCGGTAATGCTAATATGCTTGATAATGCTATTTTAAGAGAGTTGGAATTACCAAGCAAAATAATGGCTATGATACAATGTAATCAAGAAAAGTATATTGATGAAGAGAGAGGGTTGTATTTACATTTACCTATCGACGTCCCAATATCTAGAGAGAAGAAGAACACCGCTCTCTATCGTCTTTTGGGTAAAGAAGCTGACTACACAAAAATGGCAACTTCAAATATATTCGTAAATGATGATTTTAGCGACATCAAGAAATTTCAAAGAAATAAACTTTTACCACTTTACTCATTTGAAAATCTATATTTTTATCAAGTAAAAGATAGTGGTATTATTTATGTTTCAAAAATGAAAAGTCAATGCCCCACTTTCGATGAGGAAAAACTATTTAAAAGAGAAAAGGCTTGGGAACTTAATCTATACATTGATAATAAAATGATTGCTTATCAAGATTATGACTTGAAATTAAAATTAAAAAATATTATACGTTGACATTATCATCTAATATATTATATAATAATTGACGAGGAGGGTACACATCCAACGATGGGAACATCGGTACTGATTGGGAAATCTTTTACTCCTCTCTTTTATTTATAAATAAAGGATAGAAAGGAGAATGAACATGGAAGAAAAAGAAGAAAAAGAAGAAAAAGAAGAAAAAGAAGAAAAAGAAGAAAAAGAAGAAAAAGAAGAAAAAGAAGAGGAAAGTGTTTCACGTGAAACATTTAATAAATTAGAAAAAAAGAATAAAGAATTAGAAAATAAAATTAAAAAATTGGAACAAACAATTTTACATGCTAATGTTGAAGAAAAAAATGAAAATCCGTTTAAAGGGTTTTCAAGATATGATAAATAAAAGGAGGATTAAAAAATGGCGGTAAATCAAATTTATGAAATCGTAAATTCAGTGAACAAGCAAACAATGGGAGTTACTAATTTAACGGTTGTTGATGAACAAGGTTTAATATCATTGGGTCAAACGGTTTTAACTACAAACGGCTTAGCGGATACATGGCTAAATTCATTGGCTCAAAGAATTGGACGAACTATTATTTCATTTAGAGAATACAAATCTAAATATAGCGATATGGTTCTAGATTCTCTTCAATGGGGTAATATCGTTCAAAAAATTAAAGTTTCAATGCCGGAAGCTACTGAAGATGAAAGCTATAATTTAGTGGATGGCGCGTCGGTTGATATGTATAAAGTAGCTAACCCTAAAGTAACTCAATCTTTTTTCACAAGCGAAACACCTTATCAATTTTATGTGACTGTTAAGCGTACACAATTGCAAGAAGCTTTCACAAGTGAGGGTGCAATGAATGGATTTATTAGTGCAATTTATGGAGAGGTTCAAAATGCTATTGAATTGTCTTTAGAGAGTTTAGCTAGAAATTGTATTAATAATTTTATTGGAGAGAAATTTAAAGCCAAAAATACAATTAATTTATTATCTCTCTATAATACTGAAACTAATAAGTCGTTAACTTCTACAACTTGTTTGCATGATAAAGATTTTTTAGCTTTTTGTGTTTCTAGAATTAAATTATATTCTAGATATCTAGAAAATATGTCTACAAAATTCAATGATGGTACACAAACAAGACATACCCCAAAATCATTACAACATTTAAGAGTGTTAGAAGATTTTGAAAGTAGACTTGAGACAGTTGTTCAATATCAAGCTTTTAGAGATGGATATGTAAAGCTAGAAAATTATCATACTACTAGCTTTTGGCAAGCACTTGATACACCTGACCAAATCAATGTAAAAGTAACTAGTGATGGTACTGCAATCGCTAAAAGCGGTATTGTTGCTATTATGTATGATCGTGATGCACTAGGTTTATATAAAAAAGATTCTTGGAATTCAACTACACCGTTCAATAGTGCAGGAGGATATTATAACACATACTATCATCATAAAGAGTTATACTTTAATGATTTAAGCGAAAACTTTGTAGTGTTTGTCATTGAGGATGCTTAGAAAGGAGAGAGGGTTATGGAGATTACACTATACAATTTTACAAAAAGAAGAAATTCTACAAAAAGACCCTCAAAAGGTATTCTCGTAAATGTTAATTTAAAAGAGGGTTGTAGTCATTACAACCCGTCTTTTATTTTAACGACTAATCCAACCAACTATTCATATTTATCATGGGGCACATGGTATTATTATATAACTGATATTGTTAACACACGCAATGGTGTTTGGACTATTTCTTGTGAAATTGATGTTTTAGCATCTTGGAAAGATGACATTAAAAGTACGAGTGCTTTTGTTTTATATTCAAGTAGTTCGTATGATATTGGTATACCGGACACACGTTTATCAACAAAACCGAATTATATTGTTAAAACAAATGTCGTAACTTATCCAATCGCGGGTAATCCTTTATACGTTGTAACGTACATTGGCGAGAACGGGGCTAGTATGAAAGGTATTACCGAGAACTCTCTTACAACATTACAAAACGCTCTATCAAAAAACGCTTTTGCCGAGTTATTTGTTGACAGTTCAAAAGCGGTGTCAAAAATGTTGAGCAATACTGCTCAAGCAATTACCGGGTGTACTTATATACCTAGATGTTCCACAAGTGGGAGACCTATGAATATTGTGTTGGCTGGTGGATATAACACGGGGGCAAGTGGTACACTTGTAAATCGTCATGATTTTGCAACAACTTCTATTTCAATCCCTTGGAATTTTTCAAGCGGAGACTTTAGAAATAGAAGTCAATACACATCATTATTGTTACTTTTACCATGCTACGGGTATTTACAACTAAATACCGATAATTATATAGGAGATAGTTCTATTACTATTGATGTGTTTCAAGATAGTGCTACGGGAACTATTGCATATAAAGGAAAAGACTTCTATTGTGTAGCTAATATGGGGTGTAATGTTCAAATTTCAACAACTACTCAAGGGAATTTAGCAAGCGGAATTTCTTCTATAGCTTCAGTTGGGTTACAAGCATTAACTAATCCCTTTGGTGCTATTGGAAATGTATTCAATGCGGTTACTTCATCAATGGCTACAAATGTTGGAAGCGTTGGAAGCTATGGGAACACAATAGCTATGGATTCCACTTTAAATATAGAAATCGTAGTTATATCACATGATACGAATGTTGAACCATCAACTATGACAACGAATTATGGTAGACCATGCAACAAAGTTTTATCATTAAGTGGTTTGAGTGGTTATGTTCAAACGACAAACGCTAACGTTGTTACGTGGGCACCTAAACAATACAAAGATGAAATTGATTCATTATTAAATGGAGGTGTGTATCTTGAGTAAAAAAGAATATGGAAATGGTTTTACCGAACTAGTAAGAGGTTTCTTTCATCACAATCCTAAATCAGTTAATGACATGACTAATAATTCATTCTTTTTTTATCAATTTCAATTAATGACCAAATTAAAAAGTGTTTTAACTGTTAGCGGTTATCCGTCTAATTGGAATATCGATAATATGTGGGATGTTCTTTTAACAAATGGATATATTCCCGTTGTTAAAACTGATATTGGTACTCTTGCTCTCGAGGGTGGTTTTTATGGGCAAAATATGTATTATATGCCAACTAACGTTTTAGTTAATAATCCGGTCCTCAAACAAATAGATGAAAAAATCGGTGAAAAAGGTGAGTTATTATATATTAATTATGAATATAACAAGTTTCAAGGGGTTATGTCATTAATCAATAGATATGCGGTTTTATTAGCAAATATTGATTGCTCTTTAAATGTTTCATTATATAATTCTAGATTAGCACATGTTTTTGAAGCGGAAACGGATGCTCAATTAAAATCGCTACAAAAAATGTATGATGATGTCTCACGAGGAAACCCCGCAGTATTTTTAAAAAAAGGTATGAAAAAATTAGGTACGGAGGCGGACGGAAATTATTTTTTAAACGTTAAGAATATTTATATTGGAAATGATTTACTTTTAACGAAAAGAAGTATTATGAATGAGTTTCTAACTGAAATTGGTATTAATAATGCTAATACCGACAAAAGGGAGAGATTGAACAGTGATGAAGTTAACGCAAATAATAGCGAGGTACGTTGTACAATCGTGCGATTTATTGATTCACTTAATAACTGTGCTAAAAAAATCAATGAAAACCCTAATTTTGATGATATTACTAATCTTCATTTCTCTATTAATACAAGGGTGATAGACACTATTAAAAAGAATATGGATGGTGATGTTGATGTTTAGTTTTGCTAGTATTTGTCAGTTGTATACGTATGAAAAAGTTTTTAAAGATATTGAAATTAATGAAAAATTAGATAAAGATACATTAATAAATAGTATTATGGACGTTTGCGGTATGAATGAGCCTATATATCCGGAAATTGAAATATTACAAATTAAAGTGCAATACTTTTTTAAAAAACATAAAGAACAATTTGATAAGTTAGTTTATCTTTATTCATTAAAATATGATGAAGATTATAACCCAATTTGGAACAAGGATGGAACAAAAACACACATTGAAACAACTGTAAGAAGTAAAGATAATACTGTTGATAACTCACATAATAATTCAATTAATGATAATGGAGAGGATATTAACCAAGTTAGCGCCTATGATACAAGCGGTTTTTCAAATGATAGTAAAACAAGCAATCATAATAATAGGAATGAAAATGGAAATAATACCACTAGAGGAAATGAAAAAGAAAATATTAAATTAACTATTGAAGATATAGAAAAAGGAAATATTGGTGTTACAACTACTGCCGATATGATTAATCAAGAAATTGATTTACAAAGTAGATTCAATGTATATGAAATTATCGCTAGAATGTTTTTTGATGAATTTTGTCTACACGTAGCGTACACAAATCAATTACCATACTAAGGAGGAATATTATGGCTTTATATGATTATCCACATACTGGAAACTATGACCAAGATTTAGGATTTTTGATTAAACAATATAAAGATTTAATCGACGGCTATAAAGGTCTAATAGATATTTATGCGAGGTTCTTGGAAGAAATCGAAAAAAATATACATGAACTTTTAGCGAGTGGAAAAATTACACTTGATGGAATTTATAACGTTGATGATACAAGCTTATCTTTTGTATTTACTAATAATCTAACTGATCCCGTGACAACTAAAATATTATAAAGGAGTGATAACATGACACAATATGTTGATAAATTTAAAATGAGTAGCGGAACTTATTTATTTAAAGATAGTGAGGGCCGTGAACTCATTAAACAAAATAAACAAGAACTTGATGCAACCGTTACACGCATTAATAAAGAACTTGAAAATTTTATGAATGATGTCAATGAAAAATTTGCTAAACTAAAAGATAGAAAATTTATTCTTATGACTGACAGTTATGGAGTAGATGAAAGTGTCGGTGGTTCTTCATTTTCAACATTACTTGAAAGCATGATTCCTAAAAGTATTTATGCCTATAATTGGAGTGTTGGTGGTGCTGGTTTTGGATGGGAACCGACTAAATCGGAGAATTTTTTAAATATTTTCAATAGTAATACTTCAACTTGGACCCAAGACGAAAAAAATAGTATTACTGATCTATACGTATTTGGTGGAGCAAATGACGGAAACTTATTACATGCATCAATGGCTACGGATGAAGAAATTAGAAGTAGATTAAATGAGTTTTTAATTAGAGTTAGAAGTGTGTTACCTAATTGTACTATTCATCTTGGGTTTATTGGTTGGTATCGTAAACTTGAACGTTTTCAATATTATAACCAGGCATTTCACATTTGGGCGGATGGTGACTGCGATTTTATTAATAATCTTAATTGGATTATGCATAATAAAGACTTTATTAATACTAGTGATAATATCCACCCTAATACTACGGCTAGTAAATATCTTGCTAAATATATTTATAAAGCTATTTTATACGGTTCAATTAATTATATTGAGACATTTAGTGATAATACGGCTGTAGGTTATAGCGGTTCTTATGGATATAGCGTAGATATTGGTCATGGTAGACCTTACTTTGAAATTCAGTATGTTAATAATTTATGTACGATTTGCTTTCAAGCGACAGGAAACGACCAAAATTATATAGAGTTAGCTTGTACAAATCTAGGAAGTTTAGGACCATATAAAAATACTCCAATGTTTCAAATCCAAAACACACCCGTAGGTGGTTATCCAATTCAAGGGTTAACAGTTCCTACAATTATCTATTACGAATCAACTTGGAATACATTCCCAGTTAACTGGTTCTTATATGATGGTTATATCAACTGGGGTAATGACTATCCTTATGCCATTGCACAAGTGATAAAGGTGGC